TCTCCGTCACGGGATCGCGCGGCTTCATGTCACCGGGAAGCGGAACGATCTTGCTGGCGTTCTTGATACCGATGACATCCAGCATCTCTCGGTGCAGCACGGCCTGATCGTACACCCCCGGCGCCATCTGGGACATCTGCATCACGGAGCTGTACTGGATCACCCGCTGGCTCATCGTCGATGCGTTGGGGTCCGACACGGGGATGATGTCGACCTGCGAAAAATCTGCTTTCAGAAGCCTTCGCGCTCCGTCCACAGGCTCGTAGGTGTAGTCGTCCGACTGTCCGTCACGGATGAGCTCCGCCAACAGCCTGAATTCCTGCTTCAGCGAAAAATGGCAGCGCGCCTGCACCGCCGACATAACCTTGAGCTGGCGCTCGAGCAACGCCAACGTCGTGCCTACCGGCGATTGCGCCGACATCTTGCTGATGTCCAAGTCCGCCGTGGACGCGAAGCGTTGCCCTTGCTCGATGATCTTGTCAAGCAGCCCCGCCAGCACCACACTGGGGTCCTTGTACGGCAGCGGCATGAGGTTGTCTTTGATGGTGCCGCTACCGACGTCGACGTCGCGGAACTCGCCCGGGCCGATCGGAACATCGTCACCCTTGATGCGCAGTCCACGTGTCTTCAAGCCGCCCGGGAGGTTCGCCAGCGTGCCTGCATCCACGAGCTGGCGCAGAATCGACGTGGCCGACATGGCATAGCCGCCGATGAGGTGAATCAGCCCGAATGCATACGGTCCGAACCCGGGCACGTACTGGTACTGCACGAAGTGTTGCCGGCGTACGAAGGTCGCATCACCGTCGACCCAATTCCTGCGCAATGCCAACACCGTGTGCGTGCCTTTGACGAACGTCACAACGTACGGCTTGAAGCGCCGCGTGCTGCCTGCGTCTGCCTCGATCTCCACCGTGACACTGCCGTTGCCCTCTTCTCCAAAGTCGAGCTCGACTTGCTCGTCGTCTTTCGGCTCCTCGAGCACGCTCGTCGACGTCTTGTTCAACCCGCCCGCCGGCGCGCTCAGGTCGAGCTCGACCTGTACTTCGTATATCTCGGGCCGCATGTCGTTGATCGGACTGGCTCCGATCGTCTTGTCCTTCTGGTCCTGTACCGTGCTCGGGCCGGTGTTGCCTGCCTCCACCCGCACCGCACGGTAGAACCCCTGCTCCTGCAAGTGCTCAATCTCGATCAGACTGCGCCGCATGTAGTGCGTCACGCGCTGCGCGGTGCGCACATCGGACGCTCCGTATGGCAGGATCACTTCCTCCGGCGGTACGAACATAGACGTCTGTCGCCCCAGCGCGTCGTCGCGGTAGATTTTCTTGAACGCGTTGCCGGCGATCGGCAGGTGCCACATCGCTTTCTCGTGCTCGGGTCGGAACTCATGCATGACATCCGTCAGCTGGTGGTTCATCTCCTCTTCGACACGCATCGCCGCGATCTTCTTCTGCGGCGTCTCCTTGCCGAGGATCTTGGTGCGCACCGGGCCGCCGGCCGGGAACGTCTCGACGACCATTTCCGCTTGGAAGCGCACCGCCGCTTCCGTGATCATCGGGTGCACGATACCGCAGGCCCCGTCCCAAGGCTCGGTGCGACGCTCCTGCTGCAACCCCAACAAACGCAGGCCGTCCTTGTATGCCTTCTCCCAGTCGGACCGTGCCGCCAGATCCAACTGGATCAGACTCTCGAGCTCGCCGGCGATGGCGCCCAGCAGCCCGGAGTCCAGTGAGTCCGCCAGATTGTCCTCGTGTGCCTGTGGGGGCGTCTCAACCTGCTGCGGGATGGGCGCCCCCTCGACCGGCTCCAGCTCCACCTCGATCTCCATGTCCGCGGCGTCAGGTGGCGCGGCTTCGCCCGGGTTGGCCAAGTAGGGTGATTTCTCGATGCTCATGTCAGTCCTCAGTAGTACGCCCGGGTGCGCTGCACGACCTCATTGTCGTCGTTGGACGCATCGGTTGCCAAGCGGATAAACCCGCCCTGACGAAATCGCATCAGCGCTTGGGTCGCGCAATCCACATTTTCGTCGTGCTCGCCGTTGGGGAACTCGGCAATATCGTCGATCACTTCTCGCCCCCAGCGGGTATCGGGCACCCAGACCATGCCGGAGGCAAATATGTCCGTCACGGCGTTGAGCCGCACCCGCTTGTCGTTGCCGCGGCTCGGACTGAACTCCTGCACCGGCAACCCGATGGCCCGCAGCTCTTGGATCAACGGCGCGCCGGCGGCCTTCTTCTCGATCAGCACCATGTCCGGCTGCCACTCCTTGTAATAGTCGATCGCGAACTTCTTGAGTGCGGGGAACTCCTTGCGTCCGGTCCAAGCGTCCAGCAGTATGAGCTCGTCGCGCGACGTGTCTTCGTTGTAGAACACGCCCCACGTGTGCACTCCGCTCGGGTCGGACGCTGTCTTGGTCTCGTGCGCCGTGTCCCAGCTCTGCATGAGGATGTCGCACACGGGCGGCTTGACCTTCTCCCAGATGCGCCACCATTCGCGCTTGACCAGCGCCCCTTCCTCGGACGTCGGCTCTTGCAGGTACTGCGCCGCCCAGAACTGCGGGAACATCCCCGCCTTCTTGGCCAGCAGCTGCTCGATGGGCCACTGCTCAGGCCACAGCGACACCTGTGTCGTGACGCCATCGCGCTTGACGTCCATCACCGCGGGGAAACGCACCTCGTGCCACGGCGTGGAGTCCGGGTTCTGTTCCGCCCACGCCAGCGCGCGGCCGATGGGGTCTTTTTTTCCCCATCTGGTCCCAATGAGCACCACGCGTCCACCGGGCATCAAGCGCTGCAGCGGACCAACCTGCACGTACTCCCACGCGTTGGCGAACGTCTTGTCCGGATCCGCGCCCAGCACCGATTGCTCGGAGACCAAGTCGTCTCCGATGAGCAGATGCGCGCCGTGGCCGGCGACGTTGGCTCCAATACCGATCGCGAGGTACTTGCCGCCCAGCGTGGTAGCCCAGTTGAACGCGCTGGACTTGTCCCGCGCCACGACGGTCTTGGGGAACAGCTCGTGATACACGTCGGAGTCGAGCAGGTTGCGCACCTTGCGGCCGAAGTCCGCGGACAAGTCGAATGTGTGCGTGACCATCATGATGTGGTGGTCCGGGTTGTGCCCCAGATACCACGCCACGAACAGATACGCGATAGTTTCGCTCTTTCCGAACCGCGGCGCCATGCTCACGGTCAGGCGTGGCTTCTCACCGGTGCGCACCTCGTGCAGCAGCGGGGCCAGATGCCGGTGGTGTGGCCCTTCCTTGAACCCGGGGTAGACGTAGCGGCAGAACTCGAGGAAGTTGTACACCGCCCGCTCGCGGCGCTGCAGGGTCTCCAACTGCTCGAGCTCAGCGAGGAGCGCTTCCTGCTCGGCAGCTGACATGGCCGGCAGGTTCGCCAGCAACGTGTCGATCGCCTGATCAGTGAGCTCCAGCATGTCGGGGCGTCAGCAATTCCAAGCCCGCAGGCTCTTGTTGATGCGTGCGTTCGGGTCGTTGGCCGTCTTCTCGGACGTCAGCTTCTTTTTCATGCCGGTCATCCGGGCGCAGAAGCTATCCTTGCGCGGGCCGCCCTCGGGCTGCGGCGCCTTGAGCCCCGGCTTGCCCGGGTTGGCGCGGTTGTAGGACGCCCGCCCCTTGGCGTTGAGCCCTCCGGCCTCGGCCTTGCCTTCCTTGCGCTGCCACGCCGGCGACTTGGCCATGTCAGGCGTTCTCGGGCGGTACCGGCGGGTTCAGCAACGCTTCCCGCACGGTCACGACGCGCTCGTCGTAGACGGTGAATTCCTTGCTCTCGCCGTTGGTCAGCGAGTGCAGCTCGCCGGCAGCCTGCCCGGGCGTGGTCAGTGTGATCACGACCACTTTGTCATCGCCGCAATGCGCGGTCACTTTCACGGTTGATGTCATCTCAGCATCCCCTTGCTTTGCCATAACCACGGCGGACCATGCCGCCGGCCTTGAACGCGCGGGGTGGGTTCACCTCGCCGCGGCCGGCGCCAACACGTGCGGAGCGGGCTTCCAACGCCCTCTGGCGCGCATCAAGAATTGGTTGCGCACTGCCGAGCTCGTCCGCGTCTTGCTTGAGCGCGGCCGCTTTTTCGCGTTCCCAACGTGCCGTGTTTCGCGCCCACGTAGCGCTGTCGCGCGCCGTCTGGTTGAAATCGACGCCGCCACGATCGTCGGGCGTGTGGCGCCTGATGGACTCGTTTGACCGGATGATCGAGGCTACCTCTTTGCCAGAATAACGCCGCCGCGCGTTGCTGCCCGGAACAGCGCCCCCGTCCGCGTATCCCTCGTGCACGTTCCTGCCTGCGGGGGACGTCATGCGGTACTCATCGGTGTCCTTGGCGTCTGCGCGGACGACGCCGCCGGCCTTCTTGCCCACGGCATCCTCTTCGGCCTGCTGCAGGCGCGTGCGCCGGCTCGTGATGGCCTTGGCTGCCGCGGCCGCGGTGCCGGTGCCCAGCGCGTGTGGGGCGTCTTCCTTGGTGACTGGCTTGGAGGGTCGAACGCTGTCGACGATCTTGGAGAACATGCCCATGACGATCCTTTCAGGCGGTGGGGGGCGCAAAGGGTGCCGATGCCGGCACGTCGATCGGCGGCTCTGCCGACGTCGGGTTGGCGTGCGTCTGTAGGCGCAACAGACGTTCGCGGATCTTGTTGGCAAGCTGATCCTGCGTCTGTACTTCCTTGGTCACATGCACGCGCTCGGTGAAACTTGCGACCTCGGTGAGCTTGCCCAGCAGCTCCACGGCTTTGATGCGGCTGGCGGCCTTGCTGGTCGGGTCGTTGCTCTCTTCGAGCAGGCGTGCGACCACGTACCCGCGGATTTCGCGCGCTTTCTCTACGTACTCCCAGTCGTAAGTGCCCAACATGGCGTGAAGATGGCGCACGGCGGCGGGGACCTTGAGGTGCAGCAGCTGCTGCTTGGCCTGCGCGTCTGCTTCTGGGGTGTGCGTGGGGTTCGTCACGTCCATGAACGCGACCCGCGCAGCGTTCTTCTCCGTCGGGTCCAGTAAATGCTCCGGTGAGCCCATTTGCGCGAAGAAATCCGCCGTTCCCAACTGCGCGTTGGCCAACGACCGCGCCGACACCTCTTCGAT